CAGGAGCTGATTTGTCAGGAGCTAATTTGTCAGAAGCTTATTTGTCAGGAGCTAATTTGTCAGAAGCTTATTTGTCAGGAGCTTATTTGTTAAGAGCTAATTTGTCAAGAGCTAACTTGTCAGAAGCTAATTTGTCAGAAGCTTATTTGTCAGGAGCTAATTTGTCAGGAGCTAATTTGTCAAGAGCTAATTTGTTAAGAGCTAATTTGTCAGGAGCTTATTTGTCAAGAGCTAACTTGTCAGAAGCTGATTTGCACAAGGCTAATTTGTCAAGATCTAATTTGTCTTTTGCTAACTTGTACAAAGCTGATTTAAGAGAAGCTAACTTAAGTGCTATAATAGGAATAGAAATAATAACGGCTACTTTGTTTAAACATACTGCTATTGCATACAGTGATAGAATACAAATAGGATGTCAAGACCACTCAGTTGATTATTGGATAGAACATGGTGAGGCTATTGGTGTAGAATATGAATATGATGACTACGATATAGAGAACTATATGTCATTTATTAAATATGTTAAATCAAGGGGAATACTGAAATGATTACTATAAGCTTAGAACTAAAAGATGTTATAATACATGAAGCACTAGAAAGAGTAGAAAAGGAATTATATAAATTTGCTATGGAAAACTCACAGTATAACCAGTCAAAAGCTGCTAAGTTATTAAACGTGAGTAGAGGAACTTTGAGAACTAAATTAGACCAGTATTTTCCGGGAGTGTTTTTGACGCATAAAGAGGATTGATATCATGTATAACTTAATGTACACAGATGACTTAATAGAAGAATTCGAAGAGCACCTCAATACCGAATTTGGGGACTTCGAAGTGGCAGGAATAGAGTTTAAAGCGGGGGATATATTAAGAGAACTTCATCGAGATGCTTACCTCAAGGAACTTGGATATTACATTCAAGAAAACTTTGAGGTAGAGCATCAGGAAGGTGAACCATTATATAAAAGGCATGCACCAGAAGAAGATTACTGGGATTAACCATCAATATAAATAAATGTTCCACCTTTAATAAGGTCGATTATCATGTTGCTAAGAGCTGGGTCAATTGCGGGGCACCCCCATGATTGACCACATCGACCATTACGTTTAACATAGGAGTCACCAACGTAATCGGCAGCATGAATAACTATGGAACGAGCACGAACCATGGAATTACACTTGTCAAGGCCGTCAAGTCTGAGGCTTCTTCCGTGTTTACCATGGTAGACTTCTCCGGTAAGCATGGCACCGAGGCTACTCTTACGGCTACCTATGACGTTTGAGAAGTATTTTGCCATAGATAAATCGGAAGGGTCGCTGGACTTAACACCATGAGAGACATATAGAGCGTCTAATAGGGCACCATTTTTAACAATGAAGAATCGTTTTTTATAGGAGGGTACCTTGAAGTCAATAACAACCATAAGGTCTGGTTTGACTATTTTGGTTTTATGGAAATCAAAAGAGGCTTGAGCATGCCCTAGGGCAACGTTATAGGACGCTAGGTCAATAGATTGATTAGACATAAGGGCACCATAGGAGTTAATAAAAGAAGGGGTCATGTTATACTATAGGTAGGTTATCCCGTGTCTGGATAGCCATAAGGTTGAATCGGGGGAAGTAATCATATGGAACAAATCCGGCACTATTAGTTACACCATATAGTAACCATATAGTGTCTAATTAGTTGTTTTATCACTTGACCCCTACCATATAGTATACTCTGATTTTTTGGTTTGTCAAGTGTTTTTAACCAAAAAGTAAAAATAAATATTTTTACCATATTTTTCATTAAATTAACTTTACAGGAGGAAAGTAACGTAGTATAATTAATCTAACATAACAGCGAGGTAGTTAAATATGCCAGTAAAAACAAAGGACTTAATAGAACAAGCAGAGTGCTTTGGGCTTATCTGCATAGTTAGATCTACCGAGATAACTGTTATGGGCACAAAGTACACACTTATTTTTAAACAATTGGAGAATGAAGAATGTCAACTAATACAAATTATATAACATCACCAAAAGGCGAAATCATTTTTATGGCGTTGAACCGTAAGGTAGCAAAAGCCATGACAGAAGGTTCGCCAGAAGGTTATATGATTAAGTTACGGTTTAACTCGAATAATAAAGACCATGCAGAGTTTAAGGCAGCAATAGCAGCCATTAACCCGAACCTAATTGGAACACGAAACATTGAAAACAAAGGGGACTTTACAGTGCGAGCTTTCTCTTTGTTTGCACCAGAAGTTGTAAACGGTAATGGGGACGCTATGGAAGAGATACCAAACTTTTATAAAGACTCTAAGGGAACTGCTACTATGGTTGTTCAGCCATACACAGGCAACTCCTTAGGAGGCACTATTACTTTAGCAGGGGTGGTCATACATGAGTTAGACTCTAGTGAAACTGGAGCAGATAAAAACTCATTGTTAGACCAGTTACGAGGAGCTTTAAAGAATGCAGCAAACAACTAAGTTGAGAAACTTAGTAGCTATCGACTTTGAGACTCATCTAATTGGTAAGGGTGCTGTATATCCCAAACCCGTGTGCGTGTCCTCCTATGATGGGAGGCACGCTTTTCTTTATAGAAAAGAAGAGATGGAGCCGTTCTTGAAGGATGTGCTACTATATAACACCATAGTTGCTCATAATGCTACGTTTGAGTGTGGAGTCATATATCACCACTTTCCTGCATTAAGAGAGCTTCTATTAAACGCATTAGATGGAGGGAGGATAATATGTACTCTCATTAATGACCAGCTACTTAACGTCACCAGAGAGAAGCCATTATTTAAGCTATCCTTAGCCGATTTGGTTAAGCATTATTTTGATGAAGACATTAGCGAAACAAAAACTGAGGATTCTTGGAGGTTGAGATACTCGGAGCTAGAAGATGTAGAAGAATGGCCAGAAGAAGCCGTTAAATATGCTTTAGACGACTCTATATGGGCATATAAGATATTTAATGAACAACCTGATACGGAGAGCAAGCTATCAGTCCAAGCCTCTGTATACTTAAATTTGATGGGTTCTAAGGGCATGCAGGTGGACTTAAATAGAGTTCAGCAGCTGAAAGATGAAATAATGGTTTATCTAAACCCAAGATACGATTATTTAATAGAGCAAGGATATTGTCAAAAAGTTTGTGGGGCAGTAAAGAAAAAGACTAAGCAGTTAAAAAACTATCTCGAATCAACAGGGATAGAACTAAGACAATCAAGAAAAGGAGGAGTGAGCATAAAGTCAGAAGACTTAGAATTTTACATCCACCAGAAACCGGATGATAAAATCATACAGTCTTTTATAGACATTGCAGAATACGAGAAAGTGCTAACAGCTTATATCTCCAGACTGGACGATACACCAGTTCATAGCCAATATTCTACGGTTAAATCGACTGGTAGAACATCGGCTAGCGGATCGAGCTTTTACACCTCTCTTAATATTCAGCAAATGCCTAGAGAAGTTCCTAATGTCTCGTATGACATCAGAAACTGCTTTGTGCCTAGAGAGGGCATGAAATTTGTTTCTATAGACTATGCAGGCCTTGAACTTGCATCTACGGCACACCAGCTCTATACTGTTTACAAGAAGTCTGACATGATGGAAAAGATTAACAGTGGCAATGAACCTGTTGATATGCACTCTATGTTAGCAGCTAAGATTAAAAGAGTGAGTTATGAAGAGTTTATAGCTCATAAGAAAGAATGGAAAGAGACTAGACAGCTAGCTAAACCTATTAACTTAGGGTTTCCGGGAGGCATAGGATATGACACCATGAGGGGGCTGCTGTGGCAATCTGGTATTAAGACTAAATTTAATATTTTACACCGAGAAGCCAGCAAGCAAGCTTTAGTCATATTGTTATATCAGTTAAAGGCACCAGATGTAAGAATAGCTAGAACAGATGTTGATGAATGGGCGTTAGTACAAGATGAACTTGTAGTTCTTAAGAGAGAGTTTTTTGACCTCTATCCAGAACTTGAGAGATTCTTGAAAGATGGCCATAAGAAGTACATAACCAATAAGTCAAAATGGGTCATGAATGACTTTGGTGAGTGGGAAGAGGAGCCTATGTATGCTTATGACATATATGGATTCAAGAGAGACTATTGCACCTATACGGCTTTTTGTAATGGGTTCTTGATGCAGACTCCTTCGGCGATTGGAGCCAAAAGAGCTGTGAACAAAATTATGCGAAAGTATCATGACCACCCAGATATATCGCCATTAGCGTTTATTCATGACGAGATTATCTTTGAGGTTAAGGAGGATAGAAAAGATTTGGTTGACGATGTAGCAAATGACATGATAGATGCTATGCAGTCAATCTTAAGTACGGTTCGAATCACTGTAGAAGCCAGCATGATGGACTATTGGCAAAAAGCCGATGGGTTTTGGACTAAGCAGTACTTTAAAGATCCTCTTATTAGGAGAACAAAATGATTGCCAGAATAATAGCTATAGCAGTATTGGTGGCCATAAATGCAGTTATATGGTTCGTAGGCATTAATGCCCTAATAGGAAACGTGGGAGTAGGTTAAGATGAATAGACAACAAGCCTCAGATATATTAGATGCTGCATACCTAAAAGGGGATGGAGATTGGATAGCCATGAAGGACTATTTAGTTGATTCTATTAAGGAATCTTTTGAGCTAGGATATCAAACAGGATTAAACAAAGGGTGGGCTATAGAGCAAGACGCAGACAGATGGAGCTTCATAGATAGATCCCAAAGTCAAGATTGTAGAAGCAAACTGGTAGATGTTGCAGAAATGCAAGACGGTAAATACAGAGAGGTCGACGATGAAATAGAAGCAGAGGCAGAGTTCTTTAGTGACTTTGAGTTAGATGAGTTTGCTGATATACACGATATAGTTGAAGATATAGAAGACGAGTGGGATGACTTCAATGCAGACGACTATGTTAAAGATTATGTAGATAAATTTGACACCGACGTAGATTTTTGGATAGATGGAGACATCTGGAAAAAAGAGGTGGAGAATGAAAATCTATAAAGTAGACAATGAAGATGATTGGCATACTCTCAGGAAAACATGCATAACAGCATCAGAAGCAGCAGTACTAGTTAGCTTAAACCCATACAGTAGTCCGGGTAAGCTTAAGCAAGACACAGGGTTTAAAGGTAATGCGTTTACATTTGTAGGGCAGGTTCTTGAACCGGTGGTTGTAGATGTAACTAATAGGGTATTAGGCACTAACTTTAGGCTATTTGATGATAAAGGAGGAAAAGTATTCTACGTTAAAGATTCATTAGGGGCAACACCTGACGCTACTGACGATACAATGCTGCTGGAGTGTAAGTCTACTCGGCCTGAATCGTTTATTAAGTACAGTGTGGCACCTCCTTTAATGTATCTAATTCAGCTACAAGTGCAGCTTCATTGTACAGAGAAGAAAGAAGGGTATTTAGCTATCATGAGTACTGATTTAACACAGAAAAGTGACCAAATAATTTGGCCGATAGTAGTGTATAAAGTACAAAAAAGTGATACAATATGTAATATACTACAAGAAGAAGCTAAGAGGTTTTTTACAGGTGAAAAGTTTAGAGCAAGAAGCGATTACAAAAAGAAAGTAACTTTATTGTTGCAGCTTTGTTGTGCTAAAGTTTATTCATAGGAGACTATATGAAAGAGTTAGAAGATCGATACTCGTTTACTATGATGCAATCTGACGGTGTTGAAATAAAAGTAAGTTCTAGTAAACAAAAGCTTGATGATGTACTAGAAGATTTTAAGACATTCCTGTTAGCTTGTGGATATTCTGAGAGATTAGTGGAGACTATGGGATATGAACGATAGAGAAGCTGGAATAAGAAAAGGGCAAGCCACCAACTTGGCTATTAATGACGCTATAGCAGCCAGACGAGCTGATGATATGAACTATGTGTTAAAAAGATATGTTCATTATTATAACTTATGTGCAATGCTACAAGGGTTATCTATAGAAGACGTAGAAAAGCTATTGGAGGAGACTAAATGACAGAACGTGCTTTAAGGTATAATGAGGGTAAGCCTGAGCTTAGTCAAATAGATCTTAACTATTTAACAGACTGTGCTAGAGTGTTGTCGTTCGGCGAGCAAAAATATGGGCGAGACAATTGGAAAAAAGGTTTTCCAATGAGTAAGTTGCTAGACAGTTTATTAAGGCACGTATCAGCACTACAGCGTGGAGAGTTTATAGACGAAGAAAGTGGAATTGATCACATTGGTCACATTCAGGCTAATGCTATGTTCTTAAGTAATCCTAAAAATGAGCAGGACCTTTAAGGAGATGAGATGAAACTATTAGAGACGTTCAAGAAACAGTACCAGAAAAAGAAACAGCAAGAAATGTCCTTAGAGGAATTTCTAGAGGGTTGCAAGAAAGATAGTTCGTTCTTTGCCTCTCCTGCTGAAAGGATGTTAAAAGCAATTGGGGAACCAATTAGAATTAACACAGGTGTTGACCCAAGATTAAGCCGTATATTTGGTAACAGAGAAATTAGGACTTATGAAGCGTTTAAAGAGTTCCATGGTGTTGAGGATGTAATTGACCAAGTGGTTTCATTCTTTAAACATGCAGCTCAAGGTCTGGAAGAATCTAGACAGATACTATATCTCTTGGGGCCAGTGGGATCTAGTAAGAGTTCTATAGTAGAACGACTTAAAGCTTTAATGGAACAAGAACCAATATATGTGCTAGTAGATAAAGATGGGGAACACAGTCCTATTAACGAGTCACCTATAGGTCTGCTGACTGCTGAGATTAAAGAAGAGTTAGGAATACCAAAAGGTAACATAGCTAGCCCATGGGCAGTTAAGCGACTCAAAGAATACGACGGTGATCTGACTCAGTTCAGAGTAGTTAAAAAGTTTCCGTCTCAGTTGGAGCAGGTGGCTATTACTAAGACAGAACCGGGAGACGATAACAACCAAGACATTTCGGCACTTGTAGGTAAGACAGACATCAGAAAGCTTGAAAGATTCTCTCAAGACGACCCTGATTCTTATTCTTACAGTGGTGGGCTGTGTCAGTCAAACCAAGGTGTTCTTGACTTCGTGGAAATGTTTAAGGCACCAATTAAGATGCTGCATCCATTACTAACGGCAACACAAGAAAGAAACTATAAAGGCACAGAGGCGCTATCGGCTATTCCATATGATGGTATAGTGCTAGCTCACAGTAACGAATCTGAATGGACAGCGTTTAAACAGAACAAGAACAACGAAGCGTTTTTGGATAGGGTGTTCATCGTAGAAGTGCCATACTGTCTTAGGGTAGATGATGAAGTGAAAATCTACGAGAAGCTCCTAACAGGCAGTAAGCTTAAAGAAGCTCCAATTGCCCCTAATACGCTGAGAATGCTTGCTGAATTTTGTGTTATATCTAGGCTGGAAGACCCAGAGAATTCAAGCATAGTATCTAAAATGAGGGTATACAATGGTGAGAACGTTAAAGAAAGAGACGCTCATGCCAAGTCACTTCAAGAGTATAAGGATGGTGCATCATTAAATGAGGGGTTCTTTGGAATCTCTACTAGGTTGGCATACAAGATTTTAGCTGAGGTCTTCAATTTTGACCCAAATGAAATCGCTGCAGACCCTGTACATTTGCTGTACGTACTAGAGAAAACTGTGTTAAAACAAAGATATACTGATGACATCAAGGAAAAATACTTGACGTATATCAAGAAGTACCTAGCTTTGGACTACTTGAAACGAGTAGAGAAAGATATCCAGACTGCGTACTTAGATAGTTATGGTGAATACGGTCAGTCACTATTTGATCGCTACATCTTGTTTGCAGATCATTGGATACAAGATAACGACTACAGGGACTGTGATACTGGACAAATGTTTGACAGACAGGAACTTAATCAAGAGTTAGAAAAGATTGAGAAACCTGCTGAAATCTCTAACCCTAAAGATTTTAGGCATGAGATTGTAAACTTTGCTTTACGTCATAGAGCTCAGAACAACGGTAAGAATCCTGATTGGACATCTTACGAAAAACTGAGACGTGTCATTGAAGCGAACATGTTTAGAAAAACTAAAGATTTGTTACCAGTTATCTCGTTTACAGGGTCTGGAAACAAGGAAGATAAGACTAAGCATGAATCATTTGTCAAGAGAATGGAAACGATGGGGTACACTGAACGACAAGTAAGAAGGATCGTTGAGTGGCAAACTCGCGCTACTAAAGCTTAAGGTTTCTGCGAAAGATTAGTAGAAGCTGAAGCAGCAACTAAGGCATAACCAAGCGGATTGTCTGGAGGGTATCCTCTGGACAATCTTTAAGGGGAACAGACAATGACCATCATTGACAAAAGGAAAGCCGGAAAGAATCAATCTGCTGATAATAGGCAGAGATTCATTAAACGGTATAAGAAGCACATAAAGAAGGCTATAGATGACGTCAGCCAAGACGACTCTATAACCGATACTATTAAAAATAGAAAGATTAAGATACCAGCTAAGGACTTGAGCGAACCAGATTTCAGCTTAGATCCAAACACTGGTAGAAAAGATATAGTTTTGCCCGGAAATAAGACCTTACAAAGAGGAGACAAGATAGATAGACCTAAGCAAGGTCAAGGACAAAGTGGAAATGGTGGAAGCGACAGTGGAGAAGGAGAAGATGAATTTACGTTTGTGCTGACTAAAGAGGAATTCTTTGATATCTACTTTAGTGACATGGCATTACCTAACTTTATTAAAGAGTCATTTAAAGACACTAAGAAGTTTAAATATAAAAGATGTGGTTACACAAGAGATGGCATACCGGCTAGAATGGACTTAATGAAGACATTTAAGCAATCGCTATCTAGACGTATTGCAACCAGAGAGTCATTAGAGGAAGAAGGGAAGAAGCCTAGGTTTTTAGATGATGTTGATCTTAGGTATAAACATTTTGTTAAGAAGCCTGAGCCTATAACTCATGCTAGAATATTCTTCTTAATGGATGTGTCATACTCTATGGGAGAAACTGAGAAGTTAATAGCTAAGAAGTTTTTTATGCTACTGTATTTGTTTTTATATAGAGAGTATGAAAAGATAGAGCTGACCTTTGTGAGACACACTCATGAAGCAGACGTGGTTACAGAAGACGAGTTCTTTCACTCTACCAAGACTGGAGGCACTGTAGTATCTTCTGGCTTAGAATTAATTAACAGTATAATAGATACAGAAATAACTCTCAGCGAGACAAACGTATATGTGGCACAAGCATCGGATGGAGATAATTTCACTACTGATGACAAAAATTGTATAGACCAATTAGTGATGCTGATAGACAAGGTGCAATATTTTGCTTATATTCAAGTAGAAGACGCAAGACGTTTTAGCTGGAAGAATCAGCAGAGTATTGAAGACTTGTTTGACTTGTATGCAGAAACTGCAAAAGAAAACAAGAAGTTTAACATACAGCGAGTACACTCACCAGAGGATGTTTATCCGGTGTTAAAAGAGCTGTTTAAGAAGGAGTGACACATGGAGACTCCATTGTTTACAGGCACCGAGTGGGATTTTGACACTCTTGACCGGACATGGAAAGTTATAGACGACATCGGCAGAAATCAGCTAGGTGTCGACTATTATGAACCACAGTTTGAGATTATATCCAGCGAGCAAATGCTTGATTGCTATAGTAGTCACGCTATGCCTGCTATGTATAATCACTGGTCGTTCGGTAAGTCGTTTATCCAGAACGAACATGGATATAAAACTGGACAGTCTGGTCTTGCTTATGAGGTAGTTATTAACACTAACCCAAGCATTGCGTACCTCATGGAAAACAACTCTATGACTATGCAAGCTTTGGTTATGGCACATGCTTCAGTAGGACACTCTGGTTTCTTTAAGAGCAACTACTTGTTTAGAGAGTGGTCTGATGCGGATTCCATATTAGACTACCTGAAGTATGCCAAAAACTACATAATTAAATGTGAGGAAAAGTACGGTGCCACCCAAGTTGAAGAGCTATTGGATGCATGCCATAGCCTACAAAGACACGGGGTAGATAAGTACAAAAGGCCACACATTAAAGCAGAAGTTGAAAGACAAAAGAAGAGGGAGTATGACAAATATTTGGAACAACACTTTAATGACTTGTGGCGCACTGTGCCAGAATCAGAGGAGGAAAAAATACCAGAGGAAGAGCAGACTGATAAGGTTTTCCCTGAAGAAAACATTTTGTACTTTTTGGAAAAGCACAGCCCGGTACTTAAAGATTGGCAACGAGAGATATTAAGGATAGTGAGAAAGATTTCTCAGTATTTTTATCCTCAAATGCAAACTCAGTTGATGAATGAGGGATTTGCGTCTTTTACTCATCACACTATTATGAACATGATGTGGGAACAGAATCACATAACTTCTGGGTCGTACATTGAGTTCATTAAGAGTCATGCTGGAGTTGTTGCTCAACCTGATTGGGACCATAAGTATTACAGTGGTATTAATGTGTATGCTCTTGGATTTGCTATGATGAAAGACATCCAGCGAATCTGTACGGCACCAGATGATGAGGATAGAAGGTATTTCCCTAGCATCTGCGACACAGATTGGAAACGTACTATATTAGATGTGGTTCAGAACTATAGAGATGAGAGCTTTGTTACTCAGTTTTTATCTCCAAAGATATTACGAAAGTTTAAACTGTTTGCTTTAACTATGGATGAGGAGAAAGATTATTATCAAGTTGGATTAACTCACGATGATGACCACTTGCTGGCAGTCAGAAAAGCTTTATCGGCTCAGTACGATTTGTCCAAGAGAGTGCCTCAAATTGAAGTAACCAGCGTTGACTGGAATGGAGATAGGGTTTTGCACCTAACCCATTTTGTTCAGCAAGATAGATTGCTATCTCACAAGGATGCAAAAAAGACAGCTGCATATATTCATCAACTATGGGGGCACCAAGTTAGAATTCATTATGTGGATGAAACTGGTGAAGAAATATGAAATGTAAAAAATGCGAATCACTAATAGGCACCGGAATTTGTAACAGATGTTGTGGAATACGTATTACGGTGTATTTAACTTGTTTGATACTCTTTACAGTAGATAATGCGCGTCTACTGGGATTGTGTCACTAATTGGAGATAAAAATGAAATGTTCAATATGTAAAGTATTATTAGGAACTGGAAAATGCGACCAATGCCATGATGTATCTGTAAAGATTATTATTGGCTCAGCGGTATTCTTCATGGTGGCTGTCATGCTATTGGCTGCGGGCATACTGTGATTATTGGTATTGATCCGGGGCTATCAGGTGCTATAGGGGTGCTGGACTCGTCCGGCAAAGCCCTTATGGTGCTTGATATGCCTTTAATGATTAAGGGTAAGGGTACAGGTGCAGTTAAACAATGCATTAACGCTAGAGGCCTCTATGACCTTTTAAAGGGGCTTGACGATAATGCCACCTGTGTTCTTGAAACAGTTAACTCACGTCCCGGTCAAGGTGTTGCCGGAGTGTTTTCACTAGGAGATACTTATGGTTGCATTCGATCAGTAATTGCCTGTCTTGGGATGCCACTGATTAATGTTGCACCAGTAACTTGGAAGAAACACTTTAAGATAACTAAAGATAAGGAAGTGGCTAGAGCTTTAGCCATAGAGACGTTCCCAGAGATGAGCAAACAGTTAGCTCGAAAGAAGGATATAGATAGAGCTGAAAGTTTATTAATAGCTTTATGGGGGTTTAAGACTAACAAGGGGTGCTAAATGAGATTGCCGAAGCATTTTATACTGCCGGACTGCCAGATTAAGAAAGGCGTAGATATGTCCCATTTGGTACATATTGGACATTACATAGTAGATAAAAAACCAGATGTTATCATAAACTTAGGTGACTTTGCGGATATGCCAAGTCTATGTAGTTATGACAAAGGACAGAAGTGTTTTGAGGGTAGAAGATACAAAGAAGACATTCAGGCTGCTAAAGAGGGAATGGACTTGTTGTTGGGGCCAATGAGAAAATACAACAAACAGGCTGCCAAACTGCACAGACCTAGGTATCGACCGAGAATGGTTCTTACCCTTGGAAATCACGAAGAAAGGATTAAACGGACAATTAATTTCAGTCCTGAATATGAGGGTATGATAGGGTATCACGACTTACCATATGAAGACTGGGAAGTTGTAGACTATCTAAAACCTATAGATATAGATGGTGTGACGTATGTTCACTTCTTGGCAAACCCAATGAGTGGTAAACCATATTCAAGTAACGCCATGAACCAATTAGTTAAAGTAGGTAAGTCGTTTGTTGTTGGACATAAACAGACACTTGATATAGCAACTAGGTTTACATTAGGAGGGCAACAGCAGTGGGGCATTGTGGCAGGAGCTTGCTATAAGCACCAAGAGGACTACAAAGGGTATCAAGGTAATGACCACTTTAGGGGTGTACTAATGCTTCATAGAGTGATTAATGGTAGCTTTGATCCCTGTGTTATTTCTCTAGATTACTTAAAAGATAAGTACGACCATTTGACAAAATAGTCTGATAGTACATACTTAATGTGTACTTCAAGCATTTAATGTCAACCAAACTGAGGTTACCAAAATGAAAAAGATATTAGAGTATGCATATAAACTAGTGGAAGCGGTCAAAGGGGTCTTTGATTCAATTCCGGATGACAAAAAGAAACACATAATTGCGGGGTTATTTATAGGTCTAGTATTCGGCGAACTGCTGGTTTTGGCTGGTATAATATTAGTGGTAGTGTCTGTTGGTAAAGAACTTTATGACTTCCTAACCGATAAGTACTTAGGGATTAAACATGACGTAGAAGTTTTAGACGCATTAGCCACCATAGTGGGCGGTTTAGCAGGTATTGGTATCGTTCACCTTATATAGGGGAATACTATGAAGAAAGCAAAAAAGATTATTGTTGAGTTGGGGCTTATGCCCCCCAACATATTGACTCCCATTAAACTGGCCAGTATGTTTAACCATAAAGAGTTTGCCCATACATCAAAAGAGTTGGTGGGGCTAAAAGCTGTAGGAGGGTCTAAAGCTTGGTTAGGCCACACACAAGTAGGTAAAAAAGAAAGTAACTTTAGAGTGGCAATAGTAGGTAAAGGTATAACGTTTGATTCTGGTGGTATATCCATCAAACCAGCACACAACATGCATGAAATGAAGTTTGACATGCTGGGGGCTGCTACAGCGTTAGCACTTGCTGAAACACTAAAGGACTTTAAAGGCATAGTAGACATATATGGCGTATGTGCTGAAAACACATTTCACCATGAGTGTTTAAGACCCGGAGATGTTTTAGAGTATGCTGATGGTACTAAGGTAGAGATTATCAATACGGATGCTGAAGGACGATTAGTATTAGCTGATGGTATTATAGAGGCTAAGAAACACCATCCAGACATAATTATCACTATAGCTACACTAACGGGTGCTGCAAGGGCTGCATTAGGTAGCGCTACTGCCCTATTTGGTAATGACGATAGTTTAGTACAGAAGGCTATAGAGGCTTCTAAAGAGGCTAAAGAGTTACTGTGGCAGTTGCCAATTTGGGACATACACCGTAAGGACATTAAGGGCATAAAAGGTGTGGCAGACATTAAGAACCAAGGCACTATAGCAGGGGCTAGTACCGCTGCAGCGTTTCTTGAGCATTTTGTCAAAGACTCTCTGTGGCTGCACTTTGATATAGCAGGGTCTGCGTATAAAGATTCTAAACCCACTGGTGTTATGTTAGAAACTATTACTAAGTTACTTGACAGAATTATAGAGTGATACTATACTCTGTATAACAACTAAACAAAGAGGTGACATTATGTATATTGAATGCAGGGGATATGTAGCAGACGTCTATTTTCACGAGGAAAAAGACTGCTACTATGGAGCAGTTCTTGACGATAACGATAATGTCATCTTAGAGTTTATCGGAGATGATATAGACTCAGCAGTATTTAACTTTGAAGCAACTGTCGGTGCTCATGAGTACAGTCAAATGTGTTCAAGAGCAGTTCAGGCCACCATACAGTAGGAGAGTATCATGAGAGGATTAATATTAGTATTGCTTGTTTACTTCCTGTATGATACAGGCTTGTATCACCAATTCATTTAATAAAAACTGTAATGTACAGCATATTAACCAATGGAGGCTTTAATGCAAAGTATATTAATCATATTGGTGTTGGTGTTGATAATCATAGGTCTATTAGATGCTAGACCTCCAGAATAACATAGGAGAACAACATGAGCAGAAGCCGAAAGAAAACACCTATAGTTTCTGTTACTTGTTGTGACTCCAGTAAAGCATGGAGAACGCAAGAGAATCAAAGATATAGAGCTTACGTAAGAGACATGATTGCTCATGAACGATATGATGACATTCAGGGCTTTTGCGGAAAGTTTGGGAATGAGTGGGATTCACCAAGAGATGGAAAATACTGGTATGATAACGGTAAGGGTAAGCCATGTAATTCGACTATATGGTTTTCTCGATGGGGAATAATCGTACCCACTTGTGATGTAGATAGTCACTATAAATGTGATGTAGAGTATAAAAAACAGATGAGGAAATAAAATGGGACTTACTGCAGATCAAAACACTTTGGTAGACTTGTATGTAGAAGAACTGAAAAGTTTACACAAGCAAGAATCGGTCACACTGCCTGACTTTGTGGAATGGGCTACTGTACTACAACAGTCACCTCGGCATGTACTGACAGAAGCGCTCAATGAGGCATTCACCAAAGGGTATCACTTAGGCAAACGATTAGGAGAACAGAATGGAAGAAACTAGTTTTATAGCGTACTCAGAAATCATCAAAGATTTAACGGATTCTATAAAGACTCTAACAGCTCTTAATGGTTCTTTAGTGGAAAGCAATACTCGAAAGTGCCTAGATGGTGCCATTAGGTTGCTAGAGCAAGAGATAGAAATCCAATCAGCATATCAGAAGGACATACTGAATACTATTAAAAAGAAAGCTAATTTGCGGTTAGTCTAAGGAGACTATAATGAATGATTATGATAGATTATCATTTAGGCAGCTAGAGGCGTATGTCGACCAAGTAGGCGCTAGAATAGACGCACACGATAAGAAAATAGGAGAACTAGATAAACTACTTAAAACAGCTCAGGCACTAGAAGATGGGACCTTTATTGTGCACAAAGAAGACAGAGAGAGTTTAATATCCAAATGGATATGGAACCTAAGGGAGGCTCTTTCAAAAATAGTATACGGGTAAATAATAGGGGTTTAGGAGGGTATATGGGGCATTACGACCAGTTTCAAGAATCAACTTCAAAGTATGAGGAGGAAGAAGAAAAACAAAAGGAACTATCTGAGAATGAGCAGCTACTTAAAGATCTTCAAGAAGTAGTCGAACTAAGATACAGACTTAGAAAAGCTCTTAAGAAACTAAAAGGTGAGGGGAATTAACCCCTTACCATTTATCAAGAATTCTTATTATTTTTTGTCTTTCTAGAAAAGCTTCATCAGAATCTTTTAGGTCTTGTTTTATCTTTTTCCTTGCCATCTGTCTTAGCGTCTTCGTTATCAATCCCGGTAACATTACTTCTCGGCAACCATTCTTGCCTTCAATAGTGACCTTGTATCCCTTCTCAATGGCGTCTGCCAAATGGTCACTCATCTCAATAGCTCGACGAATTACATCGGAACGACTAGGAGCGTCAAAAAGTTTTTGTAACGTGTCAATTTGTTGAAGAGTTTCTTCTTTGATGCGTATATTTAACGTACTAGACATAGTGCTTCCTCTAAATAGATAACCAGTGCGTACTCCTAAGAGAAGAGGCACTGGCCGATTTAACTTCCTTAAATACCCGCACAATTTGAGCATATTAATAGAGGCTTGGCGGGTGTATTACATATCAGTTAAAAACAACTTAGATTCAGCTTTACGCCTATCATCTAATCCTTTTAGTACCTTACCTCCTGCTCGATTCCATTTTAACATATTGTTAGCAGCAAGTCCATAGAATCTTTTCTTAAGAGCATCAAATACTGAGCTGCCATTAATCATCCATCCGCCACCAACATTAAACGTAAAGGACACCAAAGCGTCATACATGTTTTGCGTCACTGGTACTTTAATGTATTTCCTAATAGTTGTCTGAAATTTCTCTGTTTCTTCTTTAAGCCGTCGAAGTGCTTCTGGCTCGTCAATTACTTCATCCTTATGTTTGGCTTTTGTACCATACCCTATAGACCATTGTTTATAGTCCCAGAATGCTTTAGGGATGAACGTCTCGTACTTCTTAATAAAATCTATACCTTTTTGACTAACACTTAATTCAGTAGGTAATTTATACATCATTTAACCTCCATAGAGGGGTATAGGTTGAACGATCTACCCTAGGGTAATAGGATACCATAGGGTAGTGCTATATAGGCCTTATTGTGGGTTTATTCCATACATTGAATTTCGGCGCTCTACTTGTTTGCCTAACCCAGCACTTGTTGTATTAACTGCAGCTTTACCAGCAACCTCACCAATGAGCTTAAAGAAAGCTGTAGTCTGAGGAACACCAGTAGGTGCTTCTAAAACTCGTGCCACATCATCCGCCCACTTGTCGCCACTTAAAGTTACATCCAGCAAAGCTTTTCTATATTGATTCATAGTTAGCTTACTAACGATTCTCTGGATGGCTCCAACATCCTTACCGTATACCGCAGAAACAGATTCCCCAGAGTTAACACGTTTAAGCACACGCATTAGCGGTGATTGTCTCAATGAGTCAACCAGACCTAGCATCTTCTCAGCTTGAACAGGGTCGCCACCAGTTGATGCAACGTCCCTTAAGAACATTTGCTTACGTCCTGTACCCTTAAATAAAGCTTGATACAATTCGTCAACAGATAGCTCGCCACCTTGTCCAGCTTTGGGGTCTTTCTTAGAAATCAACTGACTGTAATAATCTTTAAGTTTTAATTTCTGAGTAGCTGCCATGGCTTCTACATAACTTGGTGACTGTTTAAGTATTGGCTCAATCTGTGCCTTAGCTTCTTCAAGCGCCAGTTTCTTATCTGGTGATAGCTCCTTAGTTATGATACCTGCTGCATTTGGTTCAGCTTTATACAAGTCGTCATCAATCAAGTCTTTGATTTTATGTAGTTTAGCCACTGAGCCTTCTGGAAGATTCTTCCAAGTTTCACTCTTAGCTTTTACTACATCAACATATTTCTCCATTAGCGTTGTGTTATTCTTGATGAATTCCGGAACAGTGGCAGCGTCTGCAGTAGCTGGTGGCGCATCAGTCAACTTGCCTGTTGTATCGATAAACTCTTTTTCCATGTTGGCAAAAGCTTGTTTCTGTATGCCCTTAACTTCAGGTGGTGCCATCTTGTCTATAGAGTCATATATTTGTTTCTTGACGTAGTTCTGACTAGTTTGAGCTACTTTGCTAACTTGAGCTTTTTCAGCATCATTAGCAATAATAGATAACTCGTTGGCTCGCGTAACAGTTCCCGGAATCGCTTCACCGGGTGTTCTGCCCATTGTGCCCTCAGCTTGTATGTCTTTAACTTTAGCTAAAGCTGCAGCTGCGTCATCCCCTGCGTCTGTCTTGATACTAGCAGCTATATCCTTAACGGCTGCTTCTTTAGGCTTAAACATCTTCTCTATTGCACTGCTGGTTCCTTTATCTCCACCAATAGATCTAACCAAAGATGATGCGCCCAAGAACGCACCGGTTGCAATCCCTCCAAACGCACCTCCAAGAGCTGCCTTGGTGACTCGTTCCTTATCAGTAGCTGAATAGTCCATAAAGCCCGCTGCAGCACCTCCAGCAGCACCAATACCAATAGTGCCCAACGCTGTAGGAGAACTGGCAGCAATGAGAGGCGCCGTAGCTACCACAGAGCCTCCGATAGACCCTGCTAAACTAGTTAGTGGGCTTGGAGTTCTTGCGTAAGCCTCATTATATC